ATATTTTGCTAAGGCAACTATCACTCAAGACGAGATTACTGAAGACGAAGATGGTCCAATTACGGAATCATCAAGTTCAATGGATCAATATCTTAAAGCAATAAAGAAAACTGCAAATAAATAGGGAGTCTTAAATGACACAATCATACGATAGATTGATTGAGAAATGGGCACCAGTACTGAACGAAGAGTCAGCTGGTACTATTACCGATCACCATAAAAAAGCTGTGACTGCCGCAGTACTTGAAAATCAGGAAATCGCTCTTAGAGAAGAAGGAATGATCAACGAAGCAGCCCCAGGAAACGCAACTGGTTCAGTAGCAAACTGGAATCCAGTATTAATCGCACTTGTACGACGTGCTATGCCTAACTTAATGGCATATGACATCTGCGGTGTACAACCAATGTCAGGCCCAACTGGTCTTATCTTCGCAATGAAGTCAAGATACGGTGGTGGTTCAACATCAAATACTGAAGCATTATTTAACGAAGCCGATACTAAGTTTTCTGGTGATAGTGGTAGTACTCATGATTCAGATAACGTATCTGGTCTTGGTTTAGGAATCAAAGATGATTCCACTGCTGGTCAAACAGTTATTACAACTGACTCTACAATTGACGATCAAAGAGTCACTGCATTAGCTGGTAGAGGTATGACAACTGCCCAAGCTGAAGCACACGGCGCAAGCGGTGAAACTGCTTTCAGAGAGATGGGATTCACTATTGAAAAAGCAACTGTGACTGCTAAGTCAAGAGCATTAAAAGCTGAATACAGCTTAGAATTAGCTCAAGACCTTAAAGCTATTCATGGTCTAGACGCTGAGACAGAATTGGCAAATATCTTGTCAACTGAAATCTTAGCTGAAATCAATAGAGAAGTTATCAGAACTATTAACTCTCAAGCTAAAACTGGTGCACTACAATCTAACACTGCTATTAACGGTATTTTTAACGTTCAGACAGATGCAGATGGTAGATGGTCAGTAGAGAAGTTCAAAGGCCTAGTATTACAAATCGAAAGAGAATGTAATACAATTGCAAAAGAGACACGTAGAGGTAAAGGAAACTTTATTATATGTTCTTCTGATGTAGCATCTGCTCTTAGCGCAGCTGGTATGTTAGACTATACACCTGCAATGTCAATGAACTTAAGTGTTGATGACACAGGTAATACTTTTGCTGGTATCATGAACGGTAGAACAAGAGTATACGTAGATCCATATGCAACAGAAAACTATGTTACAACTGGATATAAGGGTACTAACCCATACGATGCTGGTCTATTCTATTGCCCATACGTTCCATTAACAATGGTACGTGCAGTTGGTGAAGATACATTCCAACCAAAAATTGGTTTTAAAACCAGATATGGAATGGCATCAAACCCATACGTAGGTTCAACACCTGCTGATGGCCTAGCCGCTGTAAAGACTAACCAATATTACAGAGTATTTAGAGTTGACAATATTCTAGGTGCTTAGTCTTAGCATTTAATTAATATTAAAAGAGGGATGAAAGTCCCTCTTTTTTTTGTATAAATATAGGTATGAGCTTAACAAACAACTTCAACTATCTACAACCAACTGGATTTAAGTTAGTAATAGATAGAAAAAATTATCCGAACTTAGAGTTCTTTTGCCAGGACTTCACTCACGCTGGTGTGATTATGAACACAGCTGACCTTGGCTATAAGAAGATATCTGCAATTCCGTTTATAGGTGATAAACTTACTTATAACGAAATGCTAGCAAACATAATAATCGATGAAGATATGAAATCTTATACAGAGATGCATAACTGGATGAGAAGAAATCTTGATACAGATAATGTATCAGCACTTGATAGATTTAAATCTGCTACGCAAAAACCATCGTCAGTATCTGATATTACGTTATCAATATTAAATAGTTCTAATAACGCAATTGCACAAATTGTATATAGAGATAGTATACCAACAGCTTTAACTGATATTCAGTTTCAAGCAACTAGTGGTGCTGAATCTTTCTTAACGTTTGGTGCTTCATTTAGATTTACTTATTTTGATATTAAAATTATCAATTCAACAACTGGCGCAATTACAGATTCATTTGACGTAACTGGTTCCGTAACTGGTTAATATATATTATTATTGGAGAGATTATGATCGACTTGAAAAAAGTCCACGAAATGTGGCAGAACGATAGCATTATTAATAATGCAAAATTAGACGAAACTTCCAAAAATACACCTCAGTTACATGCAAAATATCTGCAAATATGGTCAACCGCAAAATTAGAATTAAGGCGTGCTGAGTTTGAACAGAAGAAACTATTGAAAGAAAAGTGGTTATATTATAATGGAAAAATGGATCAAGAGACTATGAAAGAAAAAGGTTGGCAACCAGATCCATTTGATGGTTTAAAAGTATTAAAAGGAGAAATGGATTATTATTATGACAGTGATCCAGAAATTCAAAAATCAGAAGAAAGGATACAGTATTGGAAAACTGTAGTTGAATGTTTATCTGAAATTATAAGTAACTTAAACTGGAGACATCAAACAATTTCTAATATAATTAAATGGAAACAATTCGAATCAGGAAATTAAATCATTCCACTATATATGTAGAATGCGATAGAGGAGTAGGAGCAGAACTGCGAGAGTTTTTTTCCTTCTTTGTGCCAGGATATAAATTTATGCCAGCATTTCGTAATAGATTATGGGATGGAAAAATAAGACTTTTTAACCAAATTACTGGTCATATATCAGCAGGTTTATTTCCACAAATAGTTTCATTTGCTGAAAGCCGAGAATACGAAGTTAAAGTTATGGAATCTGATTATGGTGATCCTAGCGTAGGAAACAAAATTAATCCAGAATTTATGATGAAGTTTATTGATGCTTTAAAACTACCATTTAAAATAAGAGACTATCAGTTTGACGCAGTATGTACAGGAATAGGAAGAAAAAATGCTATATTATTATCTCCTACTGGTTCTGGTAAATCGTTAATCATCTATGTTCTTATGCGTTATATGTTAACATCTTTTGAAAATGATATATTAATTATAGTTCCAACTACTTCGTTAGTTGAACAAATGTATAATGATTTTAAAACTTATGGATATGATGTTGATACGTATTGCCATAGAATATATTCAGGCAAAGATAAGAACACACCTAAGAGAGTTATAATAAGTACATGGCAATCTATATACAAATTTCTTCCAGAATGGTTTAGTAGATTTGGTACAGTGTTTGGTGATGAGTGTCATGGATTTAAATCAAAATCGTTAACATCTATAATGAACAAATGTACAGAGGCTGAATATAGATTTGGCACAACCGGAACATTAGATGGTGCATTAACTCATGAACTAGTGTTGCAAGGATTATTTGGTAAAGTATATAGAGTTACAAGTACAAGAGAATTACAAGATAACGATACTTTAGCTAAGCTTACGATACGAAGAATAATATTAGATCATGGCGAAAACATTAAAAAAGATTTTGGAAAGAAAACATATCAAGAAGAAATAGAATTTATTGTTACAAATACTAAACGTAATACATTCATAAAGAATTTAACACTTGATTTAAAAGGTAATACATTAGTATTGTACAACTATGTAGAAAAACATGGTAAGCCGTTATATCAATTAATTAAAGATGAAGTTGAAGAAAGCCGCAAGACTTTTTTTGTATCTGGTGAAACTGCTGCAACTGATAGAGAAGCCATAAGAGCAATTATAGAAAAACAAAAGAATTCTATAACTGTTGCATCACTTGGAACGTTTAGTACAGGTATAAATATTAGGAATCTACATAATATTGTCTTTGCATCACCATCTAAGTCACAGATAAGAGTTTTACAGAGTATTGGTAGAGGTTTAAGAAAAACAGATGATAATAAAGATGCAACGCTTTATGATATTATTGATGATATAACTTGGAAAAGTAAAAAGAACTTTGGTATATTACATGCAGATGAAAGATTAAGAATTTACGGTAGAGAAAAATTTAACCATAAAACTTATAGAGTGAATTTATGAAAATAAAACAATTTAAACTAACTAATAATGATGAAATAATATGTGAAGTCTTGGAATGGGACACTGGCGAAGATGCTGGAGATGTGTTAGTTAAAAAAGCCTTAAGAGTTGTTGGCGTAGAAGACTATCAAAAAGGATGGAGGTTCTTTTGTTTTAGACCATGGATGTGCTTTCAAGATGATCCGGAGTCTTTACAAACTTTAAATTCTGCACACATAATTGTAACAACTAATCCTTCTCCAGATATATTAAAACATTATAAAACATGCATTACAAGAATTGAAGAAGACTTAAAATTAAATAGAAATACTAAAAGAAAAGCATATGCTAATTTAGATGAAATACAAGAAGAACTAAGAGATCTAACAGATGATGAAATGGATGATTTCTTATCTAATAAATATGGTGCTACTGAAGAAGTTCCGTATTCTTTAGACTCAGACGATGGCAAGATAATCAAGTTGTTTAAAAAGAAACCAAGCTTGCATTAAATAAGTATATCCCCTTCTCCCCGTATACTCTTTTATTATACCATAGATTCACACAAATGTACACTATTATATTTTTAATTAAGAGAGAAATTAAACAGTGTACTTTTACGTAAAATCAGTGTATAATAATACTATAAAATAAAGGTTATGATAATGGCACGCAAAAAAAGTATACACTATGTTAACAATTCTGACTTCTCTAGCGCAGTAGTCGAATATGTTGAAAGAGTTGTAATCGCACGAGATAATGAAACTAAAATTCCTACAGTCCCAGACTATGTTGCTCAATGCTTCTTAAAAATAGCTGAAGGTTTATCGCATAAAGGAAACTTTATAAGATATACTTATAGAGAAGAAATGGTTATGGATGCTGTTGAAAATTGTTTAAAGGCGATTAGCAACTATAATTTAGAAGCAGCAACCAGAACTGGTAAACCAAATGCATTTGCATATTTTACTCAGATAACATGGTATGCTTTCTTAAGAAGAATATCAAAAGAAAAAAAACAACAAGAAATTAAACTTAATTATTTAGCTAAATCTGGTATTGAAAATTTTATTGACATGGGTACTGAAGCTGTAGCTTCTAATCAAGCATCACGGTTTGTTGATACACTTAAAGATAGAATTGCAAGAGTACGTAATACAGATAATCAAGTAAAAGAAATAGTTAAGAAAGAAAAAAAGAAACGCAAAGTAAAATTAGCGGATTCAGATTTAAGCGTGTTTATGCAATGAAGGTAGGTATTACAGCATCTACATTTGATTTATTACACGCTGGTCATATTGAAATGTTAAGAGAAGCAAAGGATCATTGTGAATATTTAATATGCGCTTTACAGATTGATCCTTCTATTGATAGAATAGAAAAAAATAAACCTGTTCAAACAATAGTTGAAAGATACACACAGCTATCTGCAGTTAGATTTGTAGATGAAGTTATTCCATACATGTACGAAAATGATCTTATAGATATACTTTCTATGAGAAATATAGACGTACGCATACTAGGTGAAGAATATAGAGAAAAAGACTTTACAGGAAGAGATATTTGTAAAGCACGTGATATAGAATTGTACTTTAATAAAAGAGAACATAGATTTAGTACAAGTGATTTAAGAAAGAGAATAACGAATGAAAATAGCAATACTCAATGATACACATAACGGAATTCGAAACTCTTCAGAAATATTTTTAGATAATGCAGAAGATTTTTATAAAAATATATTTTTTCCAGAGTGTAAAAAACGTGGAATAAAACAAATATTACACCTAGGTGATTATTATGATCACCGTAAATTTGTAAATTTTAAAGCACTTAACCAAAATAGAAGAGTGTTTTTAGAACCTTTAAGAAAAAATAATATGGTTATGGATATTATACCAGGCAACCATGATACGTATTATAAGAACACTAATGAATTGAATTCATTAAAAGAATGCCTAGGACATTATATGAATGAAATCCATATAATTATGGAACCAACTGTTATGCAATACGGTTCTTTGAATATGGGATTACTTCCATGGATATGCGCAGATAACTACGACCAATCAATGAATTTTATTAGAGACTGCAAAGCAGACTGGCTAGGCGCTCATCTTGAATTAGCTAACTTTGAAATTGGCAGAGGTATCATGGCACATGGCGGTATGGATCCAAAGCTATTTCATAAGTTTGAACAAGTATTATCTGGTCATTATCATACAGCATCTAAAAGAGATAACATATGGTACTTAGGTAATCCTATGGAGTTCTTTTGGTCTGATGCACATGATACAAAGTACTTTCATATTTTAGATACTGAAACAAGACAAATAGAAAAAATACAAAATACTTACACTTTATTTGAAAAAATAGTGTACAATGACAAAGAAGTATGTTATAATAACTATAATAAAAACTTATCTAAAAAGTTTGTTAAAGTTGTTGTAGCAGAAAAGACTGATCCATTTACATTCGATAGATTTATTGATAACATTCAGAATCAAGATATCTATGAATTAAAAATAGCAGAAAACTTTAATGAATTTATGGGTCAAAACGTTGAAGATGAAAATATGAAATTTGAAGATACAGGCGAAATTGTTGATTCATATGTCGAAGCAGTAGATACAGATTTAGATAAGACCAAGATTAAACTGCAAATGAGAGAACTAATGACAGAAGCACAGGCACTTGAAATAGCATGATAAATTTTAAATCTATAAAATATAAGAACTTTTTATCTTCTGGAAATTCTTTCACTGAGATACCTTTGAATAAAGATAAGTCAACACTTATTGTTGGTCATAATGGTGCTGGTAAATCAACCATGTTAGATGCTATATCGTTTGCATTGTTTGGCAAACCTCATCGTAAAATTATGAAGAACCAATTAGTTAATTCTATAAATCAAAAGCAAGCAGTAGTTGAAGTAGAGTTTTCAGTAGGTGCAGCACAGTTTAAAATCATAAGAGGCATAAAGCCAAACATATTTGAAATATGGAAAGATGGTGCTATGATCAACCAATC